GCGCGCGGGGGGGTGGGGGTGGGGGGTTCCCCCTGGGTCGGGGGGGGGGCGGGGGGGGGGGGGGGGGGGGGGGGGGCGGTCACGCTCGAGGATGCGGGCCCGGCATACGGCGAGGCTGGGCACGATGCCGACCAGCTCCACGGTGCCGGGCCATTGCTCGCCGCCCAGCTGGCGGTGCCAGTAGCGGCGGGACGCGCGGTGCGCGCCGGAGCGGATGACGGCGGCGCGGGCGGCCGGGTCGCGGCCGATGGCGGCGATGGCGGCGAGGATGCGGGCCTCATGCCGGCATCCCTGGGCGGTGCCGTCACAGTCGGCGACGGTGTGCCATTGGTCGTCGTCGACGTCGAGCACGGGCAGCCCGAGGGTGCGGGCGTATGTGCTCTTGCCGGCGCCGGGTGGGCCGTAGATGAGCACGACACGACGGGTTACCATTGCCGGCTGCGGGGGCCGAGCTCGAGGGGTGGGCGCCGGCCGGCGGCCTTGTTGCAGCTCGAGTGGGCCAGGCGCAGGTTGTCCAGGGCGTCGGTGCCGCCGTCGGCCCACGGGATCAGGTAGTGGTCGATAGTGGGGCCGCGGAGTTCGGTGCCGGGTAGTTCCAGGTCCACGGGGCCGCCGCATCGGATGCAGGCGGCCCCGTGGCGGGCGGCCACGGCCTCGAGGTCGGCGCGGGTGAACCGTCGCCGGGTGCGGCTAGGTCGTGGCGTCATGCTCGACCTCGAGGATCGCCGGTCGTCAGGGTGATGCCGTGGGTGGCCTCGCCGCGTAGCTCGCAGGGTAGGCACAGCCCGGCGCGGTCGGCGGTGAGCAGGGCCCGCCCGCACGGGTAGGGGTCGTCGGGCAGGCCAGGGCACACGGCGCGGGGGTCGACGTCGTCGGTCATGCGCTCTTGGCCTGTCGTATCGCTGCCCGGACGGCGGCGAGGCCTACGGCGGCGGCTTCGGGTGCCCGGGTGCGCCGGTGGGCGCTGTCTTTGCATGTCTGGTCGCCTAGGTGCAGCACGTGACAGTCGGCGCAGACGCGACTGGGCACGGTGCCCAGGGTGTCCGCGCGGGGGCCGGCCGGGGCCCCGGAGGGCGCGGCCTCGCGCGCGCGCGCGTTGGTTCTTCCTGGTTCATTGGTTCGGGCCGCAACACTCTGCGGCCCCGTGGCGGTGTACGGGGCCGCAAACTGCGGCCCCGTGATCCGGTAGGCCTTGGGGCGCCGGTCGGGGCGCCACGCCGCCCAGGCGGCGGGCACCTCATCGGCGGTGGCCTCGCGGATGAGGCCGGCGGCGGCGAGCTCGGTAAGGCGGCGGTCCACGGTGTCGACCGATACGCCGGCAACCTTGGCGATGCGGGTGCGGGAGGGCCATGCCACGGCATCATCGGCGCCGGCGTGCTCGGCGAGCACGATGAGGATGAGGCGGGCGGTGGGGTCGAGGTTGCCGTGGTCGCCGTACAGGGCCCAGGTCATCGCGTGTAGGCTCATCGGGTGCCCTTGCTCGAGGGGTGGCGCCGGCGGGCGGCTAGCTCGTCGTCGGGCCAGGGCAGCTCGCGGATGCGGGGCCGTAGGGCGGCGGTGAGGGTGGTATCGGGTGGGGTGGGGCGGGTAGTGGCGCGGCGGCGGCGTGCTCGGTCCAGGTATGTCTCGGCGGCGATGAGGGCGCCGAAGATCGCAGGCGGCCCCAGCAGGGCGACGGTGAGAATGGTGGTGTCCACGAGTGGTAACGGGCCTTCCGTTCGGCGTAGTGTCGATACGCGGCACATAAGGGTACTTATGCGTCGCGGTAATGCGGAACGGTACTCTACGGGACGGGCAGGCCTCACCATGGCGAAGCACGCAGGGAGGATGTTGCGGATGATGGCAGCGGAGGCGCGACCGGACACGGTACGCGCGCGGCGGCAGGCGTGGGCCCGCCTCGAGCGGTTCACGGGCAAGCCGCTGCACGAGGTGACGGCCGAGGATGCCGCGCGGTGGTGGGCGTCGACGGCCACGGCCGGTGGGCGGGACGGGCGCGGGCTGTCGCCGGCGTCGAGGGCGGCCTATCTCGCCCACGTGCGGGCCTACTACCGGGCGGCCGGCTTGCCGGACCCCACGGCCGGGCTGCGCTCGCCCAGGGTGCCCAAGGGGCAGCCGCGCGGGTTGTCGCCGGAGGATCGGGCGCGGGTGCTCGCCGCGTACCCGTTGGGTTCGGAGCTGGGCACGATTCTGCGGCTGATGATGGTCATGGGCCTGCGCCGCGGTGAGGTGGCCGCGCTGCGCCGGTCGTCGCTGTGGGTCGACTCCGACGGGGTGCGGATGCTGCACGTGGTCGGCAAGGGCGGGTATGTGCGTGACTTGCCGGTGCCCGGGTGGTTCGCGCCGGTCCTGGACGCCTACAGCTACCCGGAGCGGCCGCGGGAGTGGTTCGGCCTCGAGGTGCGGGCGGCGCTGCGGGCCTGCGGGATCAAGGGGGCCACGGCGCACAGCCTGCGGCACACGGCCGGCACGACGGCCTATCAAGCCTCGCACGACATCATCGCGGTGCAGCGGCAATTGGGGCATCGGAACGTGTCGACGACGATGGTCTACGCGGCGCCGGCGCGGGACGCTATCGCGCGCACGCTCGACGCTCTGGCGGGCTAGTCGACGGCTAGTCGACGGTGTGCTGCTTGGCGTAGCGGGTGGTGATCCGCACCGGTGGGCCGGCGCCGCACGCGCGGGCCTGCCAGTAGCCTCCGGTGCCTCCGCCTTGTTCGAAGTGGATGACGGTGTAGGGGCGGGAGCCGGAGCTGGGGCCGTAGCTGGTGGCGGTGTTGGCGGTGGCGTCGCCGTTGGCGCGGACGAATCGGGCTTCGACCCGGCGTGGGCCGGACGCCTTCGGGAGGTGTAGGCGTAGGTACAGCTCGCGCAGCTCGGTGCCGCCGGTGATGCCGGACCCGGGCTCGGCGAGGCCGGGCAGGGTGCGGTATCGGCAGTCGGTGGCCAGCTCGAGGATGCCGGGCGGCTTGCCGGAATACCAGCGGAAGCCGGGCGGCGGCGCGCTCGAGGGTGCGGCGGCGGTGAGCAGGGCGGCCAGGGCGGCGCCGGCCGCGACCCGGCGCATCATTCGTCCTCGGGGTGCCACTCGAGCGGCGCCGGGTCCGGGGGCGGCTCGGCGGCGGCGGTCCGCTTGCCGGCCTCCACTCCGCCCACGTACCCGGCCAGTACGCCGATGATGCCGCCCACGGCGGTCGACAGGAGCTGGGTGGCGTTCTCGGACAGGGCCTTATCCTCCGCGAACCACGCCTCGAGCACGGCAAAGCAGGTGAACAGGAACAGGAACGCGCCAAGGGACCCGGCGAGGATGAGCGCGACCCGGCCGCGGGTGCGTTCCGGCTCGGCGTCGCCGGTCACCCGCGGGCCCGCAGCAGGTCGCGAATCTCGGCCAGGAGGTCGCGAATCTCAAACAGGGTGTCGCGGTAGCGGATGAGGAACGTCGACGCGCGCCACGTGGGGTTCGATTCGTTGCCGGAGCGGACCACGTCGGCGCCCCAAACCTGAGTCGCGACGCGCTCGGCGTCGGCGTTGCTGATTCCCATGGGTGTTCCTGTCGTCGGTGGTGGGGTGGTGGGCTGCCAGTTGATCGAGGGGGCGGGGTTGACGTGGTTGGAGCAGCTCCAACCGTTTGCATTCCTATGGCGCTCGAAGTGCAGGTGGGGGCCGGTGGCGTTGCCGTCGGCTCCGACGTCGCCCACGTGCTGGCCGGCTTCGACGCGGGCCCCGTTGCCGGGGATCCGGCGGCTCATGTGGGCGTAGAAGTCGGCGGTGCCGTCGGCCGCGATGATGAGGAGCTGCCGGGAGCCGAACGCGCCGCCGTAGTTGACGTGGCGGGCGGTGCCGGGGCGGGCGGCCACGACGCGGGTGCCCTGGGGGGCGGCGAAGTCGGCGCCGGTGTGGACGCCGTTGCCGTTGCTGTCGCGGTTGCAGGACCAGTGCCGGCCGCGGATGCCGTAGGCGGTGGTGATGGTCCGGCCGGGGACGGGGTTGACCATGTCAGGCGCCGGCGGGTCGGGTGGCGGCGACCAGGGGCACGCGGACGGCCTGCCACGTCAGGCCGACACTCAGGTTCGCGATGGGTGGGCCGCTGACTGCGCGGACGGTGAATTCGATTTGGAGCTGGTTCGCAGAGACGCCCACGTGGACCACGAGCAGCCCGTACCCCTGGGACAGTGCCCAGTCCTGGAAGCCGCGGGTGACCTGGGCGACCGCGGTGGTTCGGTGCCCGCTCAGGTTGCCGGGGTTGGGCAGCGGGATCACGCCGCTGCCGCTGCCGTCCACGGCGTACGCGCCTTCCCCGGCGTGAACGATCGCGGCCGCGTCGAGCTTCTCGGCGAGGGCCTGGGAGATGGCGGGGTACTGCAGGGGGTGGTCGTCGGGCTGGACGTAGGGCCAGCCGAACGGGGTCAAGCCGCGGGCCTGGGGTGGGGCTGGGAGGGGTGTGGGGGTGGCGGGGGTGTCGAGGTCGGCGGGGAGGGTGGTGGGGGCCTCCGGCTCGTCGGGGGCGGGCTTGGTCAGGTCGTCGCTCATGCGTCGGTCCTCTCTGGGGTGGTGGGCCAGCCGATGGCGGGCAGGTCGGTGAGGTCGTCCCACGTGGCCCAGGCGGGGAAGTCGGCCCACGTGGCCCAGGCGGGGAAGTCTGCCCAGCGCATGACGGCCATGGAGTGCAGCGGGTCGGACAGGGCCAGGGTGAGGGTGCGGCTGATGCCGGCGTCGGTGGCCTGCTGTTCGTAGGTCCATCCCTCGAGGATGCCGGTCCAGTCGCGGGCCGGCGCGGGCTGGGGTAGGCCGCGGATGGTGATGTGGGCGCCGCACACGGCTCCGAGCAGGCGGGCGGCGGTGTCCTGGTCGAGGGCGTCGAGGGCCACGCGCACCTCGAGCAGGGCCCAGCGGTCGCGGGCTTGGGTGGTGATGAGGTGCCCGGCGCGGTCGAGGGCGGCGGCTTCGGTGGCCAGGGTGGTCCGGGTGAATCGGTAGCGGCGGCCGTGGCGGGCGATGCTGGTCGGGTCGTCGAGCTCGACGGTGGGCTGCTCGCCGCCTTCGGGGGCGGTGCCGTAGGCGAGGCGGACGTGGTTGACGACGGTGGCCTCCGAGGCGGCCCATTCGGGTTCCCATTCGACGGCGTCGGGGGGGAGTGCGATGGGGAACGTCGACGCCGGCGAGGGCCATTCGGCGACGCTGGGCGGGTCGCCGGCCCAGGTCAGGGCCGGGTCGAAGTCGGCCCACCGGAAGCTGGGGTCGAAGTCTCGCCACCGCCAGGGGAACACGGGCCGCTGCCGCCCGGACAGGGTTTGGAACAGGACGGCGCCGGCGGGGGTGTCGACGACGGCGGCGCCGGTGCTGGCGGCCAGCTCGTCGAGCAGGTCGCGGGCGGTGGTCGCGTCGGCGTCGCGGGCGGTTACGGGGTGGTCGACGGGGCCGGCTTGCACGGTGTGGGGCAGCCCGGACAGGGCGAGGATGCGGGTGGCGCGGGCCGCGGCGGGCTCTTGGGGCCACGGCTGGTCCCCGACGGGGCGCAGGCCGAGCCGTGCCGCGGCGCCCATGGCGGTAACGGTGAACAGGCCCCAGCGGGTGCCGTCGGGGTCGTCGTGGTGGGTCAGGGTGCGGTCGGTGACACGGCCGGTGAACAGGGGTCCGGCGGGGCCGGATAGGCGGGCCGACTCGCCGCCGGCCCAGGTGGGCATCGTGCCGGGTGGGTGCAGGATGGTGAGGGTGGCGCTCGAGGGGCTGGTGGGGTCGGTGACGGTGGCCCGGCCGTGGGTGATGACCAGCTCGGCGAGGATCATGGCGGGGTCGAGGGGGGCGCCGGCCAGCTCGACGGTGTCTATCATGCGAGCATCACCGTGCGGCCGTTGCGGGCGGCGCCGCGGGCCAGCAGGCGGGCGACGGCCCGGTAGACCTGTTCCTCGGTGACCAGCACGGCGGCGCCGGCCGCGGCCGGGGTGGTGTCGGTGGTGCGGGCGTAGCTGGTCGTGTAGGCCAGGGGGGCGCCGGCGGGGGCGGCGGCCGCGCTGCGGCCGATGATGCTGCCCAGGGCGCGCAGCGGGTTGAGCTTGCCGGCGAGCTCGGCCACCTTGGCGATCATCCGGCCGGCCCAATCCCACGCGGTGCGCATCCACGACACCAGCCCTTCGAAGGCGTCGCCCACGCCGCGGATGGCGGCGCCGAGCACGCTGGACAGGGCCCGGCCGAGGGCGTTGACCATGCCGCGGAACGCGTCGGACTTGTTGTAGGCCAGGACGATTCCGGCTATGAGAAGGGCTATCGCGGCGACGACCAGGCCGATCGGGTTCATCGTGAGGGCCAGGTTCAGGGCGCGTTGGGCGGCGGTCCACGCGACGGCGGCGAGGCGGGCGGCGGTGCTGGCCACGGTCTGCGCGACGGTCGCGGCGCGCTGGCGCAGGGTGGCCGACGTGACAAGGTCGGTGACGGTCTGGGCGGCGGTCTGGGCGGCGTGGTAGGCCTTGAGGCCGGCGTTCAGGGCGAGGATGCCGGCGGCCAGGGCTGCCACGGTGCCGACCAGGGCTTTGGTGGCGGTCTGGTTGTTGCCGGCCCAGGACAGGACCGATTGGCCGACGCCGAGCAGGGTTTCCATGTAGGGCACCAGCTGCTCGCCGAACGCGGCGGCGAGGTTCTCGGTTTCGGCGGCCAGGGTGCGCTGCCGGTTGGCCATGCTGTCGGCGGTGTCGCCGAAGTCGCCGGCGGTCTTGGCGGTCTGGGCCATGATGAGGTCGGTGGTGGCCGCGGCGCGGGCGGTCGCGTCGAGGGCGCCGGTGCCGCCGTACAGGCCCATGCTCATCGCGTGGGCCTTGATCGCGGCATCGGAGAGGCCCACGCCGAACGCGCGCAGCGGTTCGGCTTCGCCGCGTAGGCCGCTGTTGATGGCCTCCATGGCGGTCGCAACGTCGGTGTTGAACACCGATGCCATGTCTGCGGCGCGCTGGGCGAGCACGGTGGTCTGGTCGGCGGCGGCCTGCTGGGACAGGCCCATGTTGGTCAGGAGCGACCCGGTGCGCACGGCAAGATCATTGAACGCGCGCTGACTCAGGCCGGCGTTCTTCGCGGCGTCGCGGCCGAAGGCGGCGATGCTGGCCGATGCGGGGCCAAACGTCTTCTGCACGGCGTTGACGGACTCGCCCAGGTCGGAGGCGCGGCGGGCCGCGTACAGGGCGCCGGCGCCCACGGCGGCCAGGGCGCCGGCGGCCTTGACGCTGGCGGAATCCACGCCGCGCTCGAACCGTTCGGCGGCGGTCTCGGTGTCGCGTAGGCCCTTCTTCGCGCCGGCGGCGTCGGCGATGATCCGGATGGCCAGGATCGCGGATCGGGAAGCCACGGCGGGTCACGCTCCTTTGATGCGTTCAAGGATGGCGTCGACGGCGCGGGTGTAGGTGGCGAACCACAGCGGTTCGGTGTCGGCGGCGGCGCTGGTCAGGAACAGGCTCGGGCGGATGCCGCGGCGCGGCCATCCCCAGTGGATCGGGTTGGCGTAGGGCACGCGGGCATACCCGGCGCGCACGACGGCTTGGGTCCTGGCCCCGGACGGGCGCACGGTCGCGGCAAGGCGGCCGGTGCGCCGGGGGGCGCGGGACTGTGCGGCGGCGGCGACCATGCCGGCGACGGTGGCGTGAATGGCTTTCATCTCCTCGAGGTCGTCGCCGGCGCGGCGCAGGGTGGCCCGGAGCTGGCGGGCCCCGCGCACCTCGAGCACGGTCGGCGCTGCCATCCGGATCACCTCCTGCGGTGCTGCTCGGCGAGGACGTCGAGGGTGGTGGCGATGATCGAGTCTGGGGTGGCGGCCCATTGGTCGGGGTGGGTGCGGGTTGCCACGGCCAGCTCGCAGATCAGGCGGGTGGTCGACCCGCGCGGGTAGGGTCCGCGGCCGGGTCCTCCAGCGGCACGACGCTGTCCTTGTCGTCGAGCCACCCGGCGAACGGTGGGCGGGGGTCGGCGTCGCGGGTGTCGGCCTTCCACGCGAGGAACAGGTGGTACGTGTCCAGCGGGAAGCCCTCGACGTCGACGGCGGCGTGGTCGGTGCCGGCGTTGGTCACTCTCGGTGTCAGGGGCAGGCCTTGGCGGCGGGCCCACGCCTCCCACGCGACCCGGTCGGCGGCGGTCACCCGGACAGTGCGGGTGGCCCCGTCGAGGGTGGTGATGGCCAGCCTCATGCGTCCAGGTCGGCGGCGGCCGGAGCGGTGGTCGCGGGGGTAAACGTGAGCGGGGTGGGGCAGGTGAGCTCCACGCTGCTCTCGAGGTCGGCGCCCCATTCCGACGCGCCGATTTCGGAGGGCTTCATGACCCGCACGGTGCCGGCCCACTTGGCGCCGGTCGCGGCGTGCGGGACGTACTGGAAGGGCAGCACCTCGAGGTCGTGGGCGAACGCGAACGCGTAGTACCCGGATTCGCCCAGGTCGGCGAGCATGTCCAGCTTGACGGTGTCCGCGCCGGGGATGGGCCGGGGCGGCGGCTTGGCGGTGTCGGCAAGGGTGGCCTTGCGCTCGACGGTGTCGTAGCTGTGGCTGATGCTGGCGCCGGTAACCTCCGCGGCGAACGAATCGCCGGGGGCGTCGCCGATGGTGATGGTGCCGGGGCCGAGTGGGGTGGGCATGGTCAGGCCTCCACGGTGCTAGGGACGATCAGGGTGTAGGTCAACAGGGGGTCGCCGGCGGCGTCGAGGGTGCCGAAGCGGGCTTCGGTCCACGGCAGGCCGGCGGCGTCGAGGGCGTCGGCGGTGGCGGCGGCCAGGTCGCCGATGGCGCGTAGGGCGTCGAGGTTCGCCGGGCCGGGCGCGACGATGGTGGCCTCCACGTCGACCCGGACCCGGGTCCGGGTGAGCCGTTCGGCGTCGCCGGGGGTGACCATGACGGCCGGCGGGTGCAGGGTCCGCGGGTCCATGGTGGCGCGAATGTTGGCCAGCTCGAGGGCGGCGAGCACGCCGCGGGCGGCGCGTAGGACGTGACTCATGGCAGGGGTTCCGGGTCGGGCGCGGCCACGGCCACGGGGCCGGGGGCCCCGCCCACGGTGGGCTTGGCCCAGCGGCGCAGGGCCAGCAGGCGCGCTATTTCGGGGTCGGCGTAGGCGGTTTGGAAGCCGCCGGCGACGTCGAGGGTGGCCCGCCCGTAGGGGGCGGATCGGCTCTGGTACTGGTGCACGGCGAGCATGGTGGCCCCGAGGGTCACGCTGGGCGGCCATGGTGCGGTGGGGGCCGGCCTGTCGGCCAGGATCGGCAGGCCGGCCACCCACGCATTCACGGCGTCGACCACCGCCGCCAGCCATGCATCGTCGCCCGCGTCGGCGGGCGGGATGCCGAGGGCGTCCTTGACGTGGTCGACGGTGAGCACGGCGCGCTACTTGGTGGCGGTGCGGGCCGGTGCGGCGGCGACGGTGTAGGCGGCGACGGCGGCGGCGTTCTCCACGATGCCGGCCGAGTAGCTGAACAGGCCGGCGTCGATGCCGCCGTTCGGGATGTTCACGGCCTCCACCCGGACAGGCGGGTTGAACGTGAGCAGGCGGGCGGCGGGGCGGGCCCCGACGATGACGGTGCCCGGGTCGAGGTCCGGCGCCGGGGTGATCGGCGGCAGGGTCAGGCCGGGCGGGCCCACGGGGACATCGGATGCCGGGGTGAGGGCCATGGCCTCGATGAGGTCACCGGCGACCAGGGCGAAGGTGGCGCGGGCGCCGGACTCGGCCTGCACCTTGAGCACGCCGCGGATGATGGCGGCCATGGCGGTCGTGGCGCCGGTGATCGGGGTTCCGGCGGCCTCGAGGGTCAGGTCGAGGGCGCGGGCGTCGAGCTGGACGGACAGGCTCTCGGCCATCCGGCGCCAGTAGGAAGCGAGCACGGCGGCGTCGCCCAGGTCGGAGTAGATCCGGTCGATGTCGTGCGCGCCGGCGATCCGGGTCGGGGCCACGGTGACGGCCTGGAGCTTGGCGGCGCTGCTGGGCACCGGGGCCTTGTTGCCGACGTAGTCGGCGACGGTCGGCGCGGGGTTCCAACGGAAGCCGTCGACCCGGGTGCCGGTGAGCTCGCCGGAGGCGATGAGGGGCCGGTAGATCGGGTTGTACTCGACGCCGGACCACAGCTCGCCGAGGGCCTGGGACAGCAGGCCGGCGTCGGCGTTGCCGGCCCCGTTGTTCGCCGGGGTGATGTCGGACAGGGCGGCGGCCAGGAACGCGCCGGCCTGCCCGGTCAGGCGGGCGTCGGTGAGGCGGGTGGCGGCCTCGAGCAGGGCGGAGCGGGGCGCGGTGCGGGCCGGCTGGCGCGGGGTGGTGGCGGTCAGGGGGCGGGCCGGCTCGGCGGCCGCCTCGAGGGTGGGGGTGGGGGTGGGTTCGGCGGGCGGCGCGGCCTCGAGGGTGTCGGGCATGGTGTCTCCTTCGGTGTGGGCCGCGGCGAGGGTGGCGCGGGCGTCGGGGTAGGCGGGCAGGGGCACGGCGGCCACGGCGATCACGGCGCCGGCGGTGACGGTGTCGGCGGTCAGGGTGACGTCGTCGAGCTCGACGGACAGGCCGTCGCGGATCGGGGTTTCCGGGTCGAGCTCGGCCAGGTAGGCGTCGCCGAGGGGGGTGCGGGCCACGGCGAACGTGCCGCGCAGGCCTTCGGGGGTGTCCTGGAGGGCGACGGCGGCGCCGATGGGCCGGTCGTGGTCGTGGCCGTAGAGCAGGCGGATGCGGCCGGGCTGGTCGGGCAGGGTCAGGGCGCCGGCGCGGATGCTGACCAGCCCGGCGCTGGTGCGGCCTGGGGTGCCGTAGGGCACGACCAGCCCGGTGACACGGCGGGTGCCGGGCTCGGCGGCGGCGGTGAGGGTGGCGGGCACCTCGAGGGTCAGTCTCATGCGCTGGGCTCCCGTGCGGGTTCGCTGTTGGGGTCGGCGAGGGCTTGCGCGCCCAGGACGGCGTCGAGTTCGAAACGGACTTCGCTGCCTCGCGGGGCGACGTCGTCGAGGGACAGGCGGGCGGTGATCGGGGTCAGGTACAGGGTCAGGCCCAGGTGTAGGAATGATTGTACGACGTCGGCGGTGGTCGAGTAGGTCATGGTGGCGCCGCGGGCGTGCGCGTCGACCATGGCCGAGGGGACGCCGGCGAGGCGGGCCACGTCGACGGCGAACGATTCGCGGCCGTCGACCAGCAGGGCGCCGGCGTCGGCGGTGTGCATTTTCGAGTCGAGGCCGGGGCTGGTGTAGATGACGCCGGAGGATGCGGCCATGGCGGCGCGGGCGTCGGCGATGAGCTCGGCGCGCTCGTCGCGGGTCATCGGGTAGTCGCCGGTGTCGTGCAGCTCGAGGCGCATGGGGTGCCGGGCGGTGTCGACGGCGGCGGTGAGGGTGGCCGTGGCGCCGCGGATGGCGTCGGCGCCGAAGGTGCAGATGCCCTCGTGTAGCCCGGGAATGTGGATGGCCCTCTGGGCGTCGAGGCGGCCGTGGTCGAGCAGGTCCAGGTACCCGTCGGCGTCGACGGTCCACGCCTCGAAGGGGACGTGCTCGGCGCGGGTCACGTTGCCTTCGCTGTCACGCTCGGCCAGCCACAGGGACTCGCCGTGGAACAGCAGGTCGTCGAGGGTGGCGGCGAGGCGGGCGACGGGGGATTGGGCCCCGTCGGTGCGGCGGGTCCACGCGGGCTGTTCGGTGAGCGGCTGCCCGGCCCGGTACACGGCCAGGGGTAGGCGGGCGCCGGTGCCGACGATGAGGTGCCGGGCGCGGGCCATGGCGGGCACGGCCATGGCTTCGGCGCGGGTGACGGGCCGCCCGGCGTGGTTGGGGTAGAGCTCGTCGAGGGTGATGGCGCGTAGGTGGGTGTTGTTGGCCCACGGCGACCCGAGGGCGGCGCGCATGGCGTCGACGGTCTGGACCAGGGCGAGGTTGCCGCGCAGGGTCACCGGCGGGCCTCGCGGGCGGTGAGCTGGCGGGCGGTGGCGGCGAATCGGGCGCCGCACGCGCACACGACCAGGGCGCTGTGCTGGGTCGAGTCCGCGAGGAGCAGGTCTGCCACGGGGCCAGTGTACCACGGTGCGGCGTCCCAGGGTGTCCGCGCGGGGGCCGGCCGGGGCCCCGGAGGGCGCGGCCTCGCGCGCGCGCGCGCGCGTTGGTTCTTTCTGGTTCATTGGTTCGGGCCGCACCAGTGCGGCCCCGTGGGGCCCCGTTTGCGGCCCCGTGGGGCCCCGTTTGCGGCCCCGTGGCGGTGTACGGGGCCGCACCAGTGCGGCGCCGTGGCGGTGTACGGGGCCGCACCAGTGCGGCGCCGTGGCGGTGTACGGGGCCGCACCAGTGCGGCGCCGTGGCCGGTAGGCCTTGGGGCGCCGGTCGGGGCGCCACGCCGTCCAGGACGGTCAGGCTTCAATGGTGCGGGGTTCGGTGCCGGTGCGGCGGTGGTGGCGGTGGTGGGCGAGGGCGGCGGCCATGATGATCGCGCCGCCGGGGGCGTTGCGCTCGAAGGCCCAGCGGGCGCCTACGCGGCGGCGTTGCGCGGTGGCGGCGGCGGCGGTCAGGGGTGGTTGGTCGAGGTGGGTGATGCGGCGCTCGGTGATGGCGTCGTAGAGGGACAGGCTGCCGGTGACAACGTCGGCGGCGGTGGTTTGGTACAGGGGCACGCGGGCGCGGCGTAGCGGTTCTATGTGGGTGACGCCGGGGGCTTGCGGGTCGACGATGATCGGGGTTCGGTGTTCGGCGGCGAGGCGGGCGGCGGTGGGCACGGCCAGGGCCAGCGGTTGGGCGGCGACCAGCTCGAGGTGGACCCGGTCGGGGTCGACGGTGCTGGTGCCGGCGGCGAGGATGTAGGCGGTTTCGCGGTCGGTTGGCACCTCGAGGGCGAGGGTGACGGGGCCGGTGATGCCGGCGGCGGGGTCGTGGCAGGCGGCCCACGCGCCGGAGGGGAACAGGGTGTCGGCGACGGCGGCGCCCCATTGGTTGAGGTATTCGCGGGCGAACCGGTCCGGGCCCAGGGTGGCGCGGGCTTGGTGGAGGCGCTCGAGGGTGGTCCGGCCGGCCAGTAGGCCGGGGTGGTGGGCGGCCCAGGTGGCGGGGTCGTCGAGGTCGGCGCCGGGTGGTGGGGTGCCCAGCTCGAGCAGGAGATGCCCGGGTGCGCCGGCGGCGGCGTTGGCGTAGTGCCGGGCCCAATAGGTGCTCGAGGCGTCGCCGGCGGTGCCGGCGATGATCCACTGGCCGCGGGGGCGGGTGTCGAAGGTGGGTTGTATGTCGGCGTCGAGCTGTTGGCCTACCCGGTCGTCGTCGTGCTCTTGGGCCTCGTCGACCACGACCAGGTCGAGGGCGGCGGATCGCAGGCGGCCGGGGATCGGCGGGAACGCGCGCAGGTAGCTGCTGGTCGCGCGGACGGTGATCCGCTCGGTGCCGTCCGATGATCGGGTGCGGTAGTCCAGGGCCCACCCGGGGCGGCGGTGCACGGCTCCGATCCACTCCTTGAACCGCTGTGAGGTGATGTGCCCGGTCTGGGCGGCGTAGGCGGCGCGGTAGTCGCGCATCCGGCGGGCCCGGCCGAGGGCGGTGCACAGGATGAGGGTGGTCTTGCCGGTCTGGCGGGGCCACAGGATGCACACGACGGGCCAGCGGTATCCGGTGGCGTCGGCGTTCGGTTCGCTGATGGTGGCCGCGGCGGCGGCTTGGTAGGCGGTGAGCGGGGCGGCGAGGAGCTCGCGGGCGGCTTCGGCGGCCGGGAGGGCGTGGCGCAGCTCGGCGGGAGTCATGCGGGCGGGTTGGCCAGGGCCTCGAGGTCGGCGAGGGCTTGGGACTCGAGCTCGGCGGCGTGCGGGTCGAGGGTGGGCCGGGCCGGTGGGGCGTAGGCGTCGAGGGCGGCGCGGTACTCCCGGTCGCAGCTCGAGGCGGTCCACGGGCTGCCGTCGTCGTCGCGCATCCGGCGGGCGGCTTCGTCGGCGGCGCGGGCCAGCTCGCGCAGGATGGCGCGGCGGCCGGCGTTCTCGCGGCCGGTCAGGTGGTCGCGGGCGGCCCAGGCGCGCAGGGTTTCGGCCAGGGACCGCTCGAGGGGGCCAGCGGCTCGCCGGCCCCGGGCGAACAGGGGCATTTGGTCAGCCATTCGGCGCGCTCCGG